AGCAGTCTCTGTGATTTCATGAAATACAATACGGGGTGTCGTCAAGGGAAGTTTGCACACTTTACAGATATGCCATGCAATCGCTTCCCCTTCACGGTCGTCGTCGGTCGCTAGAATGACCGACTTGGCAATACCCACTTCTTCTTTCAAATACTTAAGGATCTTGGGTTTGGTGGTCTCAAACGTGATCTCTAGCGTTTCACGATTGATTTGTTCTAGTTTATGTAGACCACGAAAATGACCACAGGTCGCAATCACTCGATATTCTTTGCCTAGATATTTCTCTAGGGTTTTACATTTAGAAGGCGACTCTACAATCACCAGATGACTCATTCCTATTTATACATGGATCTTTTTAAACTCTTGCCAGGATAGGGTTTGACCCTTGATATACGTTGGTTCTTTGATTTCCAGTTTTGGATCAATATACATCCGCTTGAGTAACACGCCAATTTTATAAGATGCCTCGTGTTGATCCAATTGACCTTCTTCGATCTCGTGTAAGACATTTAAAAAGGTATAGAGGATCGTAAGGTCTAACCGATCACGCAGAAGACGGTTAAAGATCATGGTATACTTGGTATAGAGAAAGTTCGCTTCTTTCATGCATACGGATTCCACGTCTTTCCATTCTTTACCTTCTTTCAGACGAACCATGGTCGTCACGTCTTCTCGTATTTTGGAACTGTGTTTTAATTCACGGATGAGGGATGTATTGTCTACACTATTGTTTGCACGTATCAAATCATTGAGTTGTAGTCTCTGTTCATCGTTCATTTTATCATTCATTTTTATTTCAGTAGATAAAAATAAATAAGTTTATTTGTATAATGAGTGATTGCAATCCACTAGATGGAAGTAGACATACCTGCAAACTGTCTCAATCGATTACCGATCAAGGCGCTAAAATGTTACAGTCCTATCGAGGGGGTAGAACCCGTAAGTCCCTTTCTAAAAAAAAAAGATACAGATATAGTAAGTATGCTTATGTTTACAAAAAACAACACACACACAAACGCAAAAACAAAGTTCGTAAACGGAGATAAAACCTTTTGTGATTCATCCTCGAGAACCGAATCTTTAAGAAGAAACACAAAGAGGGGACCAAAACAAATCGTAAAAGACAAAGCGTCCGATCTAAATTTAATAAAACACACGGTGTATTCTGTGCGAAATGCAGGAGGGATTCCTAAAAAATGTTCAATTTAGTTGCGACGCGTCTACTTGCGACGTGACTTTCGCTTTTTTGTCTTGGAATCTCTGCGGACAAATCCAAACTTGCCCTTTTGGGTAAAGTATCCCGCTTTTTCTAAACGCCTGTCTTTCTTCGCCTGAAGATGCTTCTTACGCGAGACAATTTCTCCATGCTTATTCTTCATTAAATCTTTTTTCTTTAACCCACCTGGGGTGTGATCAGCGTTCCCATGAAAAACTTGAGCGCGGGATCCGACAGCGGGCATATATATAAACCCTAGATAAAAATAGAACGAATTAAGAAATCCCGTAGGTAAATAGAGGAAAAATCGCGCCTAATCCATTGTTCAATTCAGGCGAATAGACCGACATTTGGTTGAAATTACCTTTCACTCGTATACGAAATACACCATAATAGAATAAATAGACGTTTCCATCTGGACCGATTCCTCGAACCACAAATTTTGGTTGTAATGTTTCTAAAGTAATCAGATCTTCCTTTCCTTTATTTAATAAGGTAATGGGATAAGAGGAATGTTTCTGAAATACAATATATTCGCCTTTCGTTAGAGTATATACTTGGTAGGTACTATCCTGATTAAAAGAGACGGCATTGTCTAATAGATTCATTGTATTCTGAGCGTATAACGTTTTTGTGAAGGGCAAATCATTCGGTGCACCATAATAGGCGTTATAGACCAACCGTTTATAACCACCCGAATATCCAGAGCGTGTGCACATGGAACATTTCTCAAAGTTTCCTTGTATATGGATCATGACTTTTCCACGATAAAACATACAGGGTATATCATCGGGAGTGGTTCCTTCTAAACCTTCGCCATACACCGTAAACAGGTTTTCGCGCCCTCTGTTTAGAAAGGCGACCTCCGTTTCTAGATACACGATATACGTCCCCATAGAAAGTCCATACAAGTGATCCGAAGTGTCTCGGTTAAAGCGTAAGACGTCTCCCGCTAGAATTGTATTCACATAGGGTAATGAAAGGACATCCGCGCCTTCTACGGGAACATACGGTTCTATAAAATGGAGCATACCTGCACCCCCCATAAATCCAAAGGAACGACTGTAAAAAGTCATATCAAAGGGGAATGGTTTTTTTACAGTCATCGTCACTTTTCCATAAAAAAAAGAATACTCTCCTTCTTGCGGAGGACCCGGAGCAAGTGTTGCGCCATAGACCGTATCTACCGTGCAAGATTCAGGATCGCCTATAAAGGAAACACAATCTTCATATCCTTTGTTTAATAAAGTGCATGCATAGATTTTAGGAACCTCTAGATAATAGGTTCCATACGTCACCTGATAATGGCGGTGGTTGGATTCTCTATGCACTATTGGATGAATCGTATCGTTGATACTGAAACGTGGTCCATTATCTTCATACACGGCAATGTTTGAATATTGACGAATCGGAACATACAGGATGTTTCCACGGTTTTGAACTTCAAACTTGTTTTCACGGACAAGAAGAGTGGGATAATATCCATCACGATTCGCGTAAGGATTCGTAGCATCCATCGTATAGAGCAGATTGACCCCTGGAGAAATACGTAACAAGATTTTTGCACCTGGCGCGCCAGGCGTTCCGATATACTCTATTCCATTGTACTCTTCCTCGTCTTCGGAAAAAGAAAGGCGAGATCCTAGATTGGATGGGTCAGATACATCAAACGTGTAAATCTGTAGGGGGTTAAACAGAAAGTCTCTTGTCAAATTTTTATAGATAAAGTAAGAGGGACCATTCCGTGGGGGTTTTCGACGGATCACGTAAAAGGTGTATCCTGAATCTACAAAGACCGTAGTCACAGGGACCTCGACCTCGATCTCAAACACTACATTATATTCTTCGTCAGTCAATTCAGAAATCAATTGTTGATACATATTGGATAATTCGAACGATTTGTCTCGTGGAATATTACCACTCACTAAATAAGATAAATACCTCGTATACAATTTGTTTTTATAAAGGAAAAGTAATACACGATTACTGTCATAATCCAGACTGAGCATTGTATTGTAGATCGTTCTCAGTCGACTGTTGTTATACGTCATGGATTGTCTGTTTTGAAGCATCTTGGACTGCAATTGTTTGGTAGACATGTTATTGGATGGATACGAATAAATGGTTTTTTCACAAATGTTTTTGTTTTTGTTTTTGGTTTTACATGCAGAATTGGACATCTATAGAAAGAAAAGATAAAATTGATTCTATTTAATCACATCCTCTTTCTATAAAATGTCTACCTCCGTGTCTACCATGTCTCTCGAATCGCAATACCAAAAGAAAACCGACAAGGAACATATCTTGGATAATCCAGACACGTATATCGGGTCGATTGATACTTCCGTAGGTCCCATGTATGTCTTGAAAGAGGGTAAGATCGTTCAAGAAGACATTGAATACAATCCAGCGCTCTTTAAACTATTTGATGAAGGCATTGTCAATTGTCGCGATCATGTGATTCGCACGAATCAGCGTAAAATGACGGATGAGACAACCGAAGTGGTGACACAGATTCATGTGGAGATTGCAAACAATCGTATTACATTGACCAACAATGGAGATGGTATTGACGTAGAGAAACACCCCACGTATCAGACATGGATCCCAGAAATGATTTTCGCTCACCTTCGAACGTCTACCAATTATAATAAGGAAGAACAAAAGACAACCGGTGGTAAGAATGGGTTTGGGTTTAAACTGGTGCTCATCTGGTCCACGTGGGGTAAAATCGAAACCGTGGACGCCCGACGTAAACTCAAGTATACCCAAATCTTTGAAAAGAACATGGACGTGATTCATCCGCCGGACGTGAAAGCGTGCACAAAGAAACCCTATACCAGCGTGAGTTTCGAACCTGACTACAAACGGTTTGGTCTGAAAGAATTGACGCCGATGATGATCTCCTTGTTCCAGCGACGAATCTATGACATTGCAGGCGTGACGAGCAAAGACGTCAAAGTCAAGTATAACGATCAGGCAGTTCCTGTGAAAGACTTTGCTCACTATGTTTCGTTGTATACCGACGAAGAAAAGGTGACGGAATCTTCGATGGATGGTTGGACGTATACGGTTTGTCTAAGCGACGAATTCAAACAAGTGTCTTTTGTCAATGGAATCTTTACCAACAAAGGCGGGAAACATGTCGACTACATCGTCCAACAAATCTTGAAAAAGATGAATGCGTTCATTTTGAAGAAGAAAAAGATTGATGTCAAACCCGCGATCATTAAAGAACAATTGACGCTGTTTCTGAATTGCACCATCGAGAATCCGTCCTTTGACAGTCAAACCAAAGACTATTTGACGACTCCCGCTGCCAAGTTTGGTTCGTCTTGCACCGTGAGTGATAAGTTCATTGAGAAACTGGCGAACATGGGGATCTTGTCCGCGTCTTGCGAAATGAACGAACTCAAGGAAAAGAAGAACTCCAAGAAGTCCGATGGGAACAAGGTCAAGAATTTGCGCGGGATTCCCAAACTCGTGGACGCCAACTTCGCTGGAACCAAACAGTCCTCGGAATGCATGCTCATCTTGTGTGAAGGAGACTCTGCGAAAGCGGGTATTATTTCAGGACTTACGCCCAGTGACCGGAATGTGATTGGGGTTTATCCGATGAAAGGTAAGTTATTGAATGTGCGAGGCGAATTGTTGAAGAAGATCAACGAGAACAAGGAAATTATTGAGATTAAAAAGATTATGGGTCTGGAGACAGGCAAGACGTATGATTCCGTGCAAGAGTTGCGTTATGGAAAGATTATCTTTATGACCGATCAGGATTTGGACGGAAGTCATATCAAAGGACTGTGTCTGAACCTGTTTGAATGCATGTGGCCTTCGCTGCTCAAGTTGGACCGATTCATTGGATTCATGAATACCCCCATTCTGAAAGCGACCAAAGGGTCCAACGTGTTGTCGTTTTACAACGAATCCGATTACGAATCGTGGAAGTCCGAAGGACTCGAAGGATGGAAACTCAAGTATTACAAGGGTTTGGGGACCAGCACAGGCGCCGAGTTCAAAGAATATTTCAAAGAGAAAAAGATTGTTCATTTCTGTCTAGAAGACAAAGATGAAGAAACATTGGACATGCTCTTTCATAAAAAGAAGGCGGATCTTCGCAAGGAATGGTTGAGCGTGTATGATCGTCACTTACGCGTAGACACCAAAGCGAAGGATATTTCTCTAGGCGAATTCGTCAACAAGGAGATGATTCATTTCTCCAAATACGATTGTGATCGATCGATTCCCAACCTGATGGATGGTCTCAAAGTATCCCAACGAAAGATCCTGTATAGTGCGTTTAAAAAGAACCTTGTTCAAGAGATCAAGGTCGCGCAGTTCAGTGGGTATGTTTCGGAGAACTCCGGGTACCATCACGGTGAAGCGAGTTTGAATGGCGCGATTGTCAACATGGCGCAAGACTTTGTCGGGTCCAACAACATTCATTTGTTCTCACCTAACGGACAATTTGGCACAAGGTTGCAAGGCGGAAAAGACAGCGCATCCGAAAGGTATATCTTTACCAAACTCGAGAAGATCACTCGCACCATCTTTCCTAAAAAAGACGATGCGATTCTTACCTATTTGGACGACGATGGTCTTCTGGTAGAACCCATCTTCTATGCCCCGATTTTACCGATGATTCTGGTCAATGGCACCAAAGGCATTGGCACAGGGTTTAGCACCGAAGTGCATTGCTATCATCCGAAACAGATCGTCCAGTATTTGATCGGGTCCTTGGAAGGAACGCCTGTAGAAAAAGACTTTATCCCTTACTATCGCGGGTTCAAAGGCACGATTGAACGAGAGACCGAGAAACGATTCTTGTCCAGGGGTGTTTATACCTTGAAGAAGAACGTGGTCGAAGTCACGGAACTTCCCATTGGAACGTGGAACGAAGATTATCTGATCTTCTTGGATAAATTGGTAGACGACGGTATTTTAAAAGACTTTACGGACTTGTCTACCGACAAAGTGGTGCACATGAAACTGGTTCTCGCGAAAGAAATGGAAGGTGATGATTTGGTCAAGACCCTCAAATTGTATTCCTATCTTTCTACGTCCAACATGAATCTATTCAATCACGAAGAGAAACTGGTGCATTTCAACGAAGTTCATGAGATTTGCGACGCCTTCTTGGAGCAACGATTGGTCTATTACCAGAAACGAAAAGACCATTTGCTGAAACATTTGCGGGAAGAGATTCGTGTGCTCCATAACAAGCATCGTTACATTCAAGAACTCCTTGCCGAGACCCTGGATCTCCGGCGTAAATCGACCGCTCAAATCACGGAACTTCTCACCAAAAAAGCATACGACCAAGAAGACGGGACCTTTC